ATCCCCTGCAACGCTTTGGCCTTGTCGGGATACATTGATCTGAATTGGGATTGAACCACATATCTGTCGATGCACTTTCGCGCTTCTGGGTTCATTTTTCCGTCTTTACTGCTGCACTTGTAACTCATGTTTGTTTTATTTAGATGTACCTTTATTTAAATTGGAATCAATTTTCTGCAATATTTACAATAATATTACAATTTAAGGTTTAATGCCCCACAAAATGTACAAAGTTTGGATTTTTATTAACTAATTTGTTGATCTCCACGATTTCAAACATGTATTACTTTTGTCGCTATTAACAACACGGGCCTTTGGCCCATGGTCGGGGTGTGCAACTTGTGGGTGTATGTGCACTGTGGGGAATCCGAGCATAAGCTCATTTTTCAAAGCAGCGTTTGGCCCTCTGGGATAGAAATGTGGCTCAAATTGCCGAGAGTAAACAAGGTGTTCCAGTTCTTCGGAAAATGGTGCTCTCCAAATGTTGTTAAGTACATTTTCGGAGGATATTTTGTAACCGTGCGATTTATTGAAGTACCATTCATTTTTGTAGAACCAATTGACTCCTTCTGGAAGTGTGTAAGAGGCGGACGACGAGTCCGAGAAATCAAATTTGGTCGAGTGCATTTATTACATAAAAAATAAAGATGAGCTTCATATTACCAACGTCTAGTTCCTATGTGGATAAATTCCCCAAACAAATTCCGGCTTTCGACCCGGAAGTGTTTGAGGCAAGAACAGCATTTTCGCACAGAGTCATTCCCCCAACTATGTGGAAGATTGCATCTCATTACGACTCCTTCAGAGAAATTGTTATAATAGCCAAAATGGAGGGCATACTCGATGACCCACAAGCGGACTTTACCCTCTTTATCCCTCTGGACCTGCACTTTCCAAGAACCAATGTGACAAAATCACTTTGCGACAGCTCTATGGCTCCGCCATCGCGCGACACACCGGAGGCGTGGAGCTCTCGGGCCTTCGGCCCGAGAGCGACCGGAGGGAGCTGGTCACAATCCCGGGATTGGCCAATCTTGTCTGATACGTTTTCAGTTCGCAGTGTCCCCAGCATGCAATTTGGAAAAGCGCGAACGATAGTCAACAGTTTAATTATTCCACAAAAACTCAGTTCGACTATGATGATTCAAAGCGCTTTCACGAATTATCAGACAAGAGACCCAATCAACACGTTGCTTTTGGAGACACAACACTGCGTTCAATTCGAACCCGAGACATACAACAAGCCGCCGTTCGGTGTCATTATCAACGGAAAAAGTAGAATTATCACTCCAGACATAATTGCTTCAAACGGGTCTGTTCACACAATATCCAGTTTCCCGTACTCTCTCCCCCTTTGGGAATCTTAATTGATTCAGTCTTAATGACTTTTTAAGTCATTAAAATTCGTTTGGTTCGGGTTTAGGAGTCAAACCGCACATATTGCGAACCAAGTCTTCAAGTTGTTGACATAAATTTTCTACCGTACCGTTATTTTGAAGGATTGCGTCCCATTCACAGTCGTCCAAGTCGTGATCACTTTGGTGGTCATCTTCCACTCCCGATTCCACATCGCGGTTTATCTTGACACATGTAAATCCCCGACGTTTAAGTTCTGCAAACTCGTTTTTGAAACGCAGATCGCAAATAAATACATTCCCTTCGGTCGGGAGTGTGGATAGAAGCAGGTCTATCCACACGTTTTCGTTTTGCCCGCGAGCCCACTCGGTCCCTACAAATTGCAAAAACTTACGGTGTTTGCTCGGCGCAAAACCACAGACTTGTTGAGAATATTCAAGTATTTTGTACAAAGGAGTGGCAAAAGCCATTTTGGTGCCTCCATATCTGTGGATTAAGTAATCGCACGAAGTATCTTTGCCCGCACGTCTTCGATGTCCGAAAGCCACCCGTATCATTTATTAAACAAAATTAACGAAAACTCAATAATAAAATGTATACAAATTGTTTAAATCCATATTATCAGCGCATCTCGCGATCGGGAAATTTGCTGATCCTTGCAAATTTATTGTTCTTATGCACATTCGTCCACGCAGTTCAGTGGAAAGACGATGAATGCATCACCGATTGCGTTAGTTACAAAAACTACCACTTCTGTTACACCGGGAAATACTTTTGGAATTGGAAAAAGTGCGATCCCATTGTTCCCGGAAACGTATTTCAAGAAGTTTATTATCCAACTACCAGAAAAAAACTTTGGTGCACCAGTAGATGTCATTCGTCTGGAAGTTGGGAAAACGGTCTTAACGAATGGTGTTTCACAGGAGACAGAATAGCTGGGAACACCGCCACCCATAGGTGCCAATCGTACAATAATCCTCGCATTATCAACAAAACCAAACTTAACAATATTGGAACTTATCTAAAAAAACACGACACCTGCGTAATGACAAAATTTCGTCGCAGACGCAGAGGGATTGACTATGACGTTAGCGATATGTCGCGACGCATAATTAACAATAATCACGATTACTCTCAACACATACTCAACGTTCCTGATTCGTCAATAACTGATTACTCCACTATGACGGTTCCCACTTTGCCAAACCACGATGATCTAGACGTAACGGTCAGAATTCGCGCACGCATACGCAATCACCACCTTCAACGAAGAACTGGCATGCCCAACAGTTTGACAAGATTAATGCGCAACTTGGATGAGTTGTCCGGAGATGAAAGAGGCCATCTGGTAGCCGCATCTTTAGGTGGTACAAATGATGCGTTCAACATTGTACCACAGCACAACAGTGTGAACAGACGGGCCAATTCTGGTTCACATTGGTTTACAACCGAGAACAATATACGAGAGTTTGTTTCAAGAGATGTTCGACGTGTCGTAGATCTTCACATAGTCATATTGTATGGAGATTTGTCGGTGTCTAGAAGACCAACTGCATTTGTTGTTCAGGCCATTTTTTACAATTCGGATAGTTCCATTAATAGGTCTACTGGTTCTTGTTACTTTACGAACAATCCAAATGGTCCCAATGTAGACGAACCAGACTTAGGATTTTCAAGACGTCGTAGATTCATTAAACCTCCCAAAACAACTAAACGACCTCCAGGTGACAACAGCAGTCCAGAGGATGCTAGTTCAGAGGATGCTAGCTCAGAGGATGTTGATGCAAGCCCAGAGGATGCAAGTTCAGAGGATGTTGATGCAAGCCCAGAGGATGCAAGTTCAGAGGATGTTGATGCAAGCCCAGAGGATGTTGATGCAAGCCCAGAGGATGTTGATGCAAGCCCAGAGGATGTTGATGCAAGCCCAGAGGATGTTGATGCAAGCCCAGAGGATGTTGATGCAAGCCCGGAGGATGTTGATACAAGCCCGGAGGATGTTGACGCAAGTCCAGAGGATGCTAGTCCAGAAGAATATTAAGTTAATAAAATAAGAATGTGTTCCGAGCAAGTCTATTTGGATTTGGTATCAGAATGTATCGAAACGGGAGATTACAGGTTGGATAGAACTGGTGTTGGTGTGTATTCGTTGTTTGGCAAACAAATTGAGTTTGATCTGGAAAAGGGATTTCCGTTACTTACCACGAAAAAGCTGTTTGTAAAAGGAATTCTAAAAGAACTTTTGTGGATGTTGAAGGGACAAACAGATTCAAAAATACTAGAAAAGCAGGGTGTTCATTTCTGGAATGCTAACGGATCGCGCGAGTTTTTGGACTCTCGCGGATTTGTGGATAGAGACGAGGGGGATTTAGGTCCTATTTACGGATTTCAGTGGAGACATTTTGGCGCTGAGTACAAAAATTGCTATGTGGATTATTCAACTCAAGGTGTAGATCAGATTTCTAGAGTAGTAAACGATATTAAACACAATCCAAGCAGCAGACGTTTAATAGTTAATTCTTGGAACGTGTCTCAGATAGATAAAATGGCGCTGCCTCCTTGCCACTGCTTGATTCAGTTTTTTGTAAGGGGAAACGTAGACCGTTCAAACTATTTAGATTGCAAACTGTATCAGCGGTCGGCTGATCTGGCTCTCGGAGTGCCGTTCAATATTGCGAGTTACGCATTTCTCGTTCACGTTGTAGCAAAATGGACGGGATTGATTCCCGGAAAGTTTATTCATTCTTTTGGAGATGTTCACGTATACTCAAATCATGTTGATCCTCTAAAAATGCAGTTGCAAAGATCTCCCTTGGAATTTCCAAAAGTACAATTCGTGGGTAAATTTGCTCTAGAAGGATTGCGAGACATAGACGCAGATGAGTGGTGTAATAGTTTTGAGATTGTCAATTATAGGTGTTATGACACAATAAAGATGGAGATGGCTGTTTGATTCTTTAAATTCGTTACGAATTTAAAGAAGCTAATTAATTATCTTGTTCGTCGTAGTCTTCTTCCATTTGTTTAAGAGATTTAATCCAGATTGTGATTTTGTCTTTCTCTTTGTTGCCCATTGTTGTTTCAAACATGAGAGGGAGAAAGGGGCTTGGATATATTTTGAGGTTGGAGTTGAATTTTGTTAATTTTTTGAGTTTGCTGAAATATTCTGCTTTAAATTCGCCTTCAAATGTAAGTATGTCATCATTATTTTCACCATCGCTCTTAATTATTGTTTTGCTTTTGTCAGATTCGAAGGAAATTTGCCCTTTGCCATTTTCTGATTTGATGGTCATAATATATTTTCCGCTAATGGATCTGCAAAATTCTAGGAAATCTCCGGACTTAATGTTTAGTGGTTTAGCTTGATCCAATATTGTAGGCAAGTCGTAAAATTGAGTTTCCTTTAACTGTACCTTTTTCTCGAATTCGATGGTTTTCTTGGAAACTTTAATGCACAGTTCTCTGTCCTTGCGGATGCAAAGTTCAATCGTGTCTACGCTGGTGACATTTTTGAGGTTCTCTTTCATAGCTTTGATATTAAGTGTTGAGATGGACTCCTTTTCGCAATCGTACTCGCAGAAGGAGCAGGCCGAGAAGGTTGCCATCGTGTGTACACTTTTATCGTAAGTGGTGTAGATGTGAATACCGCTCTTCTTCACGTCAAAGCATACCTCGGTTATTCCTATCTGACTGTACAGGTCAAACACATTCTTAAAGTTCGTTATACCTTTACTCAAAACGCATGAAAACATTTATATTTAAAGTCGATATCTATAAATAACTACACGCCCAGATATATTAAGATAATTTATCCTTAATTTTCTAAAAAATAAAATGTATTATTGGGGTTAAAATGGTGTGTTTTTGATCTGGTTCCCTCAAAATGACTTTGCCACCTCGCGAGGGTGCGAACACGGTTGCAAAGTGAAGAAATGAAATGGAAAGTAATAAAATGAATCACTACAGAGAAATCAGCAATTTGCAAATGGATCTTAGATCGTCCAACACAGAAAGATGTAGATTGGAGAACGATCTGAAAGAGTTGAAAAGACGCTATCAAGAGATTCTTCGGGATAATCGTCTCAAAACGGAGGAAGTTAATCGTCTCAAAACGATACCCTTGTCCCGGAGGGACAAGGGCGCCCCATCCCTTCGGTGTGGGGTATCGGTTGCTCCACTTCAGCCACTGAGCGACAATTTGTTTGAAATTATTGATTTACTGGAAACTGCTTCGTTTGCCTACCGTTTGCCCTCCGAGCACCTCGCCGGAGGCGACTCGCGACCCACCTTTGGTGGGGGGCAAATAGCGCTCAATCCCGGAAGGATTGGAACTAGTAAATCTCAAATTTTAGAGTTGCTGACTCAGTTTATCTGCATAGTGTGCATGTCAAACAAAAAAGATGTAGTGTATATCGGGTGCCAACATTTTCAGGTGTGTCGCAAATGCGCAGATAGCATAGGTAACGCGTGTCCGGTGTGTCGTCGGGTGGGGGATAAGATGATGCTGTTTTAAAAAAATTTCCATTTCTCTACAATAAATGTTGCATTCAGTTTTTAAAGATTTGTACGATCAGGGAGTTCTTATCTTCCTTGACACAGGCACTTACGTTACCAACAGCTGTGGAACTCCGGAGCTATTTTCAGACAAAAATGCGTTCCTTCGAGACTACACCGAAGGGGTTATTACACATGGTTGGATCTGGTGTTACACAAGAGACTTTAACAAAGTTTTGAAAGACCTCAAAGAAGATACTTGTCATTTAATTGAGTATGGATTCAACTCTGACAACGAGCAAAAGGCTTTGAACGTGGGCAGGATGCTGATCAATTCGTTGAACAAGTTTAAATTTATGGCTCATTGGGATGAAAGGGCGCTCAAAGAACACAAAGTGTCTACGGTTGTGGCCACCGAAGACTTGCCGGACAGTGTGCAGACGATGGTGGAAGAGTATGAGACAGATGTGTAGATGACTCTGGAGTAAATAAATGCCTAAAGAACAAGACTTAACAAACTCAAGAAGTTCCACACCTAAGGCGTGGCACGACCCGCCTTCGGAGACTGGGTGGGTCTCCGGTTGCCCAAATGGAAAACGATATCGAGATGTTTATCGTTCGATGGTTGCAACGTCTCCGCACAACGGACCAGAGGCCCGTTGGGGGGAACCGAGTGATCATCGCGAAAGAGTGTCATTTTTGTTGTTCAAACTAAGCGACGAAGAGTTGAGAAAGGTGTGTGATACGTTTGGGCTTGATTACAATGGAAAATCCACGCGTACCATGGTACAACTCATTCTTATGAAAATATTGTAATCCCTTGAGAGGGATTACAGCTCTTTTCGAAGAATTTTGTGGGGATTTTTTGCCGTAAAAAAATATGTTTTTGAATTAGTGTAGATAAAAAGAATTAAGGGTGAGTTTACCATAAAAATGAATAAACGTTAATAAAATACAACGATATAAAAAGATCAATATCAACTATAAATAAAATGTTCAAGACAGCCCCGAAACAAGTAGAAGAATCCTTATTGGAACAACCGGAAGAAGCACCGGTGAAGAAAGGACGCAAGAACAAAGAACTTGCGTTCGAGCACTTTGAAAAATCAGTTTCCAAAAACGAAACGTCGATTGCCACGATCGAAGTGGTTCTGAAGATGCAGGACGCAACGGTTGTAGAGATGCGAAAGAAGCTTCGAGAGGCGTTGCGAGACGCCAAAGAGGTTCGCAAATACCTGGGAAAGTTCAAGAACATACAGTACAAACCTAAACGCGTGCGTGTGTTCCACAATACCGGTTTGGAAAAACTTCGGCCCATTTCTCAAAAAATGGCCATGTTTGTTGACGACTGGGAATATGACTCTACGCAAAAGTCCAGATATGATGTCACCAATATCTTGTGCGCATACATCAAAAAGCACAGTCTTCAAGACCCAAGCAACGGAACAATTATCGTTCCCGACGCCAAACTCAGAGAACTGCTTCAAGTTGAAGATGACGTTGTTCTCAAGTATCCAACAATGCAAAAATATTTGAAGAACTGTTTTGAAGAGGTCGTTGTTGAGCCAGAAACCGGCAAAACCGACAAAGATGATGCAAGTATCAAACGCGGTCGCAAACCGAAAGAACCGAAAGAACCGAAAGAAAAAGAACCAAAAGAACCAAAAGAACCAAAGAAAAAACCTACGAAAACAGCCGAGGAAAAAGTAAAAAAAGACCCGAAAACCAAGAAAGAATCGAAAAAATAAATATTCAAGCTTTAAAGCTCCAAGGGCTTTAAAGTGTGTGTAAACAAGTAAATAAATGATTGAATGTATACTTCTGATCGTGATTTCAGTAATGTTCGGAACGTGCTTTCTAGACAAGTCTTTGGCACGCCGAGCGGGAACTCGTCGAAAGTTTGGCGCCGTGCGCGAAAACTTTTCTCCGTACACGTTATCCGCCAATATGGAAACCTATCAACCTATTGACTATGACAACAATATTGCTTCTATTTACGGGTACAAGCCACAGGGATACGACACAACCCCACCCCAAACGATCACCACATGCACTCCAAACGATGGCATGCTTGGCTCTCAACGCTGGTGCGATACGCTCTCCGATTCCCCCACAACCGAAACAGCAACTCGCAGATTGATTGGCGGGGTGAACCCCCGTACTCTAATCGCGCCACGGATTGCTCCACCTATTACCGACGTGTTCGAGTGGGGTACAGACAACTACACGCTTCACTCTGCGACTAATACACATATTTCGGACGACTTGTTCTTGTCGGGATATGCCACGTTAGACAACTGCATTTGTAGACCCCTAATAGAAAACTTTGATGCTTCCTTGGGTCGCAACGATACCGTTTGCTCTTCGGGCAAACAGCGCCCGCAGTCGCCGTTGGGTACTTCGTCGAGTAATAACTTGAAGGAAAAATTTTTGCAACCTCAAACAAGCTTCCTAAGCCCATATGACACGGTTGAACAGCGATACTCGAGATTGCCAGTTCAAGGAAATTATGGAATATCACAAACATTGGAAAAACCTTTGTTTTCAACAATTTCAAATGGTAATAGGTTAACATTTGTGGAAAATAACAACCCCCAAAAATATCAAGAAGATTACATTACCGGCGATGAGCCCAGTATGATTTACGATCCAAGAATGGTGGGGTATTCGGACAACCGCAGAAGTTACGTTGATAAGTTGTTGGGCCAGCCCAAATTCTACTACGACGACATTAACGCCGCGCGTGCGCCCAACTACATTACCCGAAACAAGATCGACATCTTCTCGTTTGGAGAGCAGACCGGAAGACTGCGAGACCCGCATAACCCAGGATCCTGTGGGGACAACAGACAACTCGCGTTAGAAGAATTCCACAACTCTGCGTTATTGCACCGAACCGATCTGCAACAGTCGCTTATGAGCAAGCGCAACGGAGAAATGTGGCAGTTGCGCAACTTCCCCATCTCGACAAATGGACAACGTATGTTAGGAGGAACCTCTAAAATTTAAAACTTTACTTAACGAGTCTTAAGTTGTAAACGTTAGACCCTTCTCTTTGGGTATACCCAGAAATGCGCTTGACAGACATTCAGTAGATCCAATCTTGAAAATGCGTTCCTTCGAGTACTCTTGGTTGTGGTAATGTAGATCCACTCTTGTTTCTTCTCTCGCATCACGAATTTGTTTACACGTTTGGCTTTTAGTTCTGCCCTCTTCATGCGATTCTATTGTAACCGATTTTAAGTTCATCGAACTTAAAATTGTATTAGTGGCAATCCCCAAATTGCAACTGAAACGCAGAAAACGTAATCAATTAAGAAGTCCAACAATGTACAAATGCAAGATAGACACCCCGAAGAACTTAATATCCGAGAAGTGCAGTTATTATCTTAATACAGGAGCACCAAGTATTTTAGCTCCCTTCGGTCGCTCCACCCCACGGGGTGGAGTGTCCCATATTGGGGTTTATGCAAGCTTTTCGGTTGATGAAAGGTTCGTCGCGCGGAGTTGAAGTTTATGAAACACTATCTTTAAGTTGCAATTAATAAACATGGGGGCTTCCTTAACTACAAATATAACAAAAGCGGCCACAGAAGCGGTCGCCAAAGTCTCGAATAACATCATTCAGAACATTAAACTATCAACCGACCAAACGCAGATTATCAGCGTCTCTGATGTCGACGGAGACGTCATCATTTCCGGGAACACTTTCACACAACAGGCTAGCATTAATATGAAATCGCTCATGAATGCACTCGTACAAGAGGACATCCAACAAGCAATGACGATGGAGATTGCACAGGCGTGCAAAAGCATCGTAAGCGGTCTGAACCTGTTCCAAATTGCCAACGCCAAGAACGAAATCGACCTCCTCTTGCGCGCAAGCGTAGAGTTGACCAACGCCATCTCACAAAGTTGTGCAGCCAGTCTTGGAGAGAACCAAGTAATCACCGTTTCGCGTGTCAAGGGCAACGTGTATATCCAAAACAACATTATGGAGCAGCTTTCAGAAATTGTGGGTTCGTGCGTACAAGACGCTGTCTCCAAAAATTCAATCATACAAGATCTTCAAAACAAGATTGACCAGTCTGCTACAGCAGAGGCAAAGGGTTTGGATTTGTGGCAAATTATCATCCTCATTCTCATCGTCCTGGGGGTGCCCGTGGTATCTGTCCTGGGGGGAATTGCTGTCTTGGGTAGATACATGTTCCCCCTCAGCGTGTTGGGAGGTTTAGGGTGTTTGACGCTTTGGTACAGCTGGTTTGATGAATCCGTGTACTCGCACGCGTTCTCGCCACTCATCCGCTACCTCTCTGCGGATTGTTTAGGGCAACCACTGACTGCGACTGTCACCGCGTTTGCGTCTTCGCAAGCGGCTGCGCAGGCGTGCAAAGCAAACTCAAATTGCGCAGCGTTTGATTGGCAAGGTGCCGTTGTGGACGCAAACGGAAACCACGTATCGTTCTCACCTCCTCAAACAACTTTTTACTCATCTGTGAGCGGTTTATGCGAAAGTGCAATCAAATCTTCTCCGGATAACTCCAAACTATTCAGGCTACCCAAATTAACCAAAGGAAAAGGACCTCCAAGTAGACCCGACGCCGATGCATATCTTGATTTGAACACGGCTGAATATTACTTTTTCAACCAAACAACAAAACAATGGGAAAAGCAGGGATCTTTTGCTCACTCAGATTTTACATCCCGCAATTCAATCGACTGGGGTGTTATGGCTCCGTCTCAGGCAACTCAAGGAATTGCTGGAAGTATTTTCGTAGTCTATTCTGCAACCAATCCCATCTATTTTCACGTGTATGTCAAAAACCCAGATGGATGGAAGCTATTTGATCCACCTCTCAAAGGACCCGGAATGATACCCGATACACCATTCAATATCAATGTAAGCGGATTTACAACCCTCAAGCGCAGAGATTGGCTCTTGTATCTCGGAGCCTCTCTTGTTGTTGTGGGCATCTTGGGATCCGCGGTGGCATTCCGCAAATCTACTCGAAACTAAGTAATAGCTTGCGCCTTTTAATTTTTTAAGTTCGTTTCCAATTTTAGACGGCAAATATTTTAAGTTCAATTGAACTTAAAATATAGAGGGAGTTTAAAAATATACCACTTTTTCAGGAACTTTCGATTTTGGAGGATCCGGTTTTTTTGTTTCTTGGGGTTTTTGCGAAGATTGTTCTCCCTCTCCTGCGGGCCGCGACTTGTCTTCTTCTTCCCAATCATCATCAAGATACACAAGTCCGGGAGAAGCTCGGTACATCCCGAAGGGATTGGAACGACGATAATTTTTTCTCGGATTTCCAGACATTATAAGTATGTAATTTATCCCATAAATTTAAAAAATAATAATCATTTTTGTGGAAACGATGTGCTTAATGTATGAGATAGATTAGACGCGCCTCTGACGCTACTTAGGCAACAAAGCCGCGGAAGTATTCAACCTCAGGGTTGGCCGCGCTTTGTCGCGAAGATATCAAGGGTATCGTAAGCATGAAGATGTATAATAAATGTCTAAGAAAAAAGAAGCACCCCAAGAATCGTCAATGGACATCTTGGAGTTATACGCAAGAATAAAGAAGTTCAACGACACAGAAATGGCTTCCGTAGACAACTACAGAAACAGTCTCAACGAAGTCGTAGAACTATTAATCAATGCGCACAAATTCAACCTAAGACCGCGTATGGTAAATAAATTGTGTGCATACAAACGCAACTTGGAAATGTTAATTCAAGAGCACGAAAACTTGCAATATTTTGACTACGAAATACAGCATATCCTCGAAAAATATCACATTCTCAACAACAAAACAATGACCATACCATTTTTTAACGTCAATAAAAAAATCCTCAAAGATCATCAAAACCAAAAAGAGCAGATCAAAAAAGAATTCTTGGACAAACTTCGAGAATACACCAGCCTGCGCCAGTTTGAACTCATGATCCGCACCTATACCACTCTCCCCAAATCCAGTCCACCACCATGCGTCTGTGGAAACAAAACCGAGTTCATCAAAGACGACGACCGAGCTGTCTGCGCCCTTTGCTCTGCCGAACAATCCCTCATCTGCAACACGTCGTCCTTTTCAGATGTTGGAAGAGTCAATATGGCCAGCAAATACACTTACAACAGAAAAGTGCATTTCAGAGATTGTATTATTCAATACCAAGGAAAACAGAAAACTCACATTCCGGAAGAAATTTATACCCTATTACAAACAAAGTTACAACATCTCGACCAAGAAGGTAACTCTTTGATAAATACACAATCTTCAGACAAACGCAAAAGATACGAAAAAGTGAGTCGCGCACTCGTGCTGACTATGTTGAAAGAGTTGGATTTAAAGAAGTTCTACGATGATATCGTTCTCATACATCACACTCTTACGGGACAAAAATGCGATAACATTGAATATCTTGAGGATGCGCTTTTGGAAGACTTTGACAAGCTCACCGAAACCTACGACAATCTGTACACAAACACCGTAGACGCCTCCGGAGACAAACCCACAAAGAGAAAAAACTTTATCAACGCCCAGTTTGTCTTGTACCAATTGCTGAAAAAACACGGCCATCCATGCAATGAAATGGACTTTATAACTCTCAAAACATCTGAACGCAAACGCTTTCACCATACCATCTGTAAAGAACTGTTTAGCATATTGGGATGGAAGTATTCTTACTCAATCTAAAAATTGAATTTACGTTTACTTTTTATCCCACAAATAAACAATGTCTTTGAAACTGAGTGCGACGGCAGAGCCGTCGAGTAACAATGAATTCATGGGAATTTCCATTAATGAACGCGGACCCTCTGATCCGCGAATTAAGAAGGCTTTAGACCGATCGGCAAAACTTCTCGACATCATGGAATTCATAAAGGTGACCAGGTTTGAGTTGAACGAGGTCATGTTTGACTATTTCTGGCAAATCATGATTGGTAATCATAGCCACCACTTGGGGGCTATGGTTTTTGGGTGGTTTGGATATCAAAAAGCAAAAAGAAAATTTTATTCGGATGCTTAAACGTAATGATATTGAGTTTGAAGAATTGAAATGGGAAGACAAGAACATCACGCTATATCCCACCATTCAGGAAGAAATGTCTACGATGGCAAAATGCGATGTCGTCAAATCCAAGTTTTTGGTTATGAAACCAGACGACATAAAATGCGCAATGATGAACCTCAAAACAAAGAAGGGCGATACTACGTCAGCCTCGAACACCTGTTCAAAATGTACGTCGAATACACGATGTATTATAATCATCGAGAGTCTCAACGCAAAATTACGAGTTTGGAACAAATGATGGCAGATATGAAACTCGAAAGAGAAGAAGATCGCAAATACTTGCGTTCACTCGGCATATCTCTTGAAGAGGTGAAAGATCAAAATAACACTCTTATCGACGAAACCAAAGGATTGAAGAAGCAAAACAAAAGCATTCAACACAAACTTGGAATTGCCGTCGAAGATAGGGCACCGCATCCGGAATACATGCCCTATTACACCATACGAGCGCAGCATGGATACACCCAGAGCAAGATGAAGATTGAACGTGTGAATTTTCCGGATCTTGAGGTTTTGTTAGACTTTAGATGTAGTCCAAACTCCAAGACGCTGTACGTGCGTATAAAGGCAAAGGGTGTGACATTCAGAGGCAACAACATAGAGCTCTGTGATAGCGAGGTAACTGAGGAAGAGTTTGTGGGAGAAATGAAGACAATTAACGAGAAGAAATATGACGTGTGAGAAACTTACGCTTTAATTTAAGTTCAGTCGAACTTAAATTAAAATCAGTCGACAATGATAACAAAGAAGGGTGATTCGATATTACGTCGAATAAAATGAGATATTTCTGCAAGTAATAAATGTGTAAAAGTAGTTCCAAAGTTGAGTCATTGAACGAAATTATTGAGGAAAACGAGGTGTTCGACGACTCCGCCGTCGAGCTGATACTTCAGATAGAAACTATTATTGCTCAATTAGAAAGAGATTGTGAAAAAATCAAAATAGATTGTGAGCAAATAGAGGCGGATCACGCAGAAATCAGGGCGGATCACGCAGAAATCAGGGCGGATCACGCAGAAATCAGGGCGGATCACGCAGAAATCAGGGCGGATCACGCAGAAATCAGGGCGGATCACGCAGAAATCAGG